ATTTATTTTTATAAAAGTTTGTGAGATTATTCATTAAAAAGTCCTCAATTTATTTATGAGAATAAAAAATTCTCCCCTAAAAAGGGAAGAATTTTAGACTCCTCCGACTGGATTCGAACCAGTGACCCGAGAGTTAACAGCTCTCTGCTCTACCTGCTGAGCTACAGAGGATTGAGGATCAGACTATCTGGCAACCGCCAGCGCTGCAGGCATACTCCTTTGCTGCCTCAGTATTGTCTTCTGCTTCGTATTTAGACAGGTCCTTGAAGTTAACTTTAACCTTTGGGTGTGCCGAATAAGTAGCAGAATCAATTTGCTCAAATGGAGCCTGAGCATATGTATGACTATCACCACCAGGAAGGAACGAAATTCCTGTTGCCACATCAAAGTTTTCCCACAGCCACTGACCAACTTCAAGGAACTCGGAGTCCCTGTAGTTAACGGTGATTGATGGCTTGTGGTGGCAATAGTGTTCCTGATATGTCTTCCACAGATCCAAGTGATCCAATGCACGGAGATCTTCCGTGGTGATTGTTCCCTTGGGGGCCTTCATCGCAAAGGTGAAGACCGCTGTGTTTCCTGGGTTGATAACATCATCTTCACAAGGAACGCCTTGATCCTTCATGAGATTGTAGATTGGATCCTTCTTGTCAATGCGAATTCTGCGATAATAATAATCCGCATATCTTGGGTGTAGTCCTGATGCAGAATCCACCAAGCAAGAAGTTGTCCCCTCTGGCTTGACGCAAGTGATTGACTTGCTTGGGTTGATACCAAGCTTCTCTGCCCACTTGAGATTTGTTGCTGTTGCGTGATCACGAAGGGTTTCAAGTAGACGGATCAACTTTGGCTTGCCTTCAAGACCACTAGTAAGTTTGTTGTCATAGATGCCAGTCATGCTGACACCCAGCAATCTTTCGTCTTCACAGTTCTTCTTCCACTCGGGACGAAGGTATGGGAAGTTAGTAAAGGTGGATTGAACGGTTCCTATGATTGTGGCAATCTCAATCTTCTTCTTCAAAGTTGCTGCAGTATCATCGGGACGAACAACAACAGTTGAAAGATTGCAGAACTCAAACGGCTTGAGAATAATCTCCGAGCATGGGTTTGTTCCATACTCACAGTTTTCATCTCGGCTCCATTTGGCTGCTTGCTCTTGCAAAGCTCTTCTGTTGATCATTCCACGCTCACCGCTGTGGCTGTTGTACAGTGATGTCCACTCTTCAAGGAACTGACCCATCGGTGGGCGACCACGGTATACAGCAGAGTTGTTTGCGTATGAACGGAAACCAGCCTGCTCCCACCATGCACCACTCTTGCAGTGAGCCATCTCACGATCAGAGAGATCGCTGAGAGAAATCATGGCAGAACGACGAACACCACCAACAATAACTGCATTGGCAATGGCACAGCAAATGTCATGGCATTCAAGAGCAGTCAACTTGCGTCCTTGTGCATTGTAAAAAACCTTGACAAGGAATTTAAACAAATTGTCAAGTGGTGCTGGACCACTGGCACGACCACCAAATGTCTTGAGTCTTGCACCAGCAGGACGAATCTTGCTCAAGTCCCACTTGATATGGCGACCTGCATACAGATGATCCATAAGGAACTTCACTGCATTGCCCCACCCTTCCTTTGAATCTTCAACGACATAAGTTACGTTGAAGTGTTTCTCAATCTTGTTTGCAACTGTTGGAAGTTTATCTGTGTACTGGCGTTCGACAGAGTAACCGACTCCAGTACCATTCATAAGAACAACAAACAACTCAGCAAATGATTCAAGAGAATCAATCGGCAAATAAGAGCAGTTGTACAAACAAGTATTATCGTGGTCCAATGCTGGTCCAGCAGTCATCAAACTACGCATAGATGGAAGAACCTCAAGATTCAGAATTGCATCCTTTACATCAGGGCGTTCTGCAAGTTGAGGAACCTTGTTCGTAAAGTAATTCCACCAACGCTCTACGCACTCCTCCCAGCTTTCTCTGCGATTGTAGTCAGGAAGCCATCTGGAGTAGCGTGAGATAAAAATAAACGATTGAAACGGTGATAAAATTTCTGCCATAATTTGACAATCCTTTGTTGGTGTCTTTATTTAGTTGTTAGAGTATTCCACGAAACTGGGAAAAGTGGAGCAATTATTTTGTCAATTGCTTTAGCATATTGCTGTATTTCCCATTGAGCGTGGGCATCGATTCTCAGGTTATAAACACGGGCAAATGCGTAGAGAGAACCAGTCCACATAAATTCCGTATATGTTCCTTGCGGAAGAATTGATCTTGCCTGCTCGGGAGCAACACCATCTTGAATAAGTTTGCTATAAAGGTCAAGACATTCTTTTGCAATTGAGTCATACTCTTGACGAAGACGAATACAAAGATCCATATCTTCAATTGCACCACTGCTTCCTTGCTTTGCCCCATCTGTTGGTGCATTGCGCCAAAGCGGAGTGTAGATCTCTGGTTCAAAAGTAACATAACGTCTACTGACCTCATTCATTGTCAGACCAATTTGGTGTTTGCCCAGTTGGGCACGGACAAAAATTGGACACTTAATCCGCAAAGTAATTTGCGGATGACAGAATGGAGTAAAGTGGTTATGCTTACCAAGATATTTAATCAGCTTTGCATCTTTTTCAGGAAGCTTTGGGCTAGGAACATGACTGTCTGCGTAATCCCATGAACTTTCCTTATTGAAGGATACACGGGCTGCATTGACAACACTTAGATCTGACCCCATGTAGTCAACCAGATCAACATGCCCATAATCTAAAACATTAATTTTAATCTGCGCCGTGCTTCTGTTCAGGGTTTCCATCGTCATTTAAATCCTCATCATTATCTACAAGTTCAACACGAACCCCAGGAATCTGGGTAAAATCTGCTGCATATTCTCTAGCTCTTGCCCAAAGATCGGGATCCATTTCCTTTACATATTCACCAAATCTTTGTACAAAAGTTAAGTATGCTTCACTAGCCTTTAAAATGTCTTCTTCCGACATATTTTCATCTTCCATTTTATACCTTCTTCCAGTAAGTATATTTCATTTTTGCTTTAAGTCCAGAATAAATGTTATTGATTATAATCTTGTGTGTCATTCCTTTTCCATAAGATAAAACCATATCATTTATATCTTTCTCAATTATTTCAGACGGCCAGATTACTACGTTTCTTCCAGCCTCTATGTATTTTCCAATCAATCCGACTATTTCTGCATTTCTAGGTTCATTATCAAAAACAAATACAACATTTGACTTGTTTATTTTGGTAGGCAATTCACTTAGCCACCCAGCACCCTGCATAGCAACTGCATTATCCAAGAACATAGAATCAATCGGACCCTCAGTTACAAATACAGTTTCTCTGGGGTCTACTTTATCTAGGTTGTACCAGAGCCTTTCCGTTTCTTCTTTTTTGAGAGTAATGTAGCGAATCCCTTTAGCTTCTTTCCCACCTTTTTTATCGAATCCCGCTTCTTCAAGTATTCGTCCTTGCACGCCAATAAGTACGCCCATCTCGTCATAGAACGGTATGACGAGTCTGGCTTCCTTAGATCCAACTCTTTCAAAAGATTCCATGATCTTACTGAAATCGTTGCTGTAATAAAAATTACAATACTTTTCTTTAGGTATTTCTCTGGACTTAACATATTTTACTGCCTTATGATCTTCGTTGAGTAGGTCAAGCCTGGTTCCAAGATCAGTGAAAGGTTTATGTCTTTCTTTTTTTGGTTCTTCAACAATTGGCTCTGGGTTTCTGTCCTTGAAAACTTCGAAGGAATATTCCTTGCAGAGTTGTGGGCTAATACTTTCAAGAGCAGAATATAGATTACAAGAAAAACCGCAGTTGTGACATTTGTAAACATAATGGTTTTTGTGTTGAAAGAAGTATCCCCTGGTCTTATTCCTGTTCTTTTTGGAATCACCACACTTAAAACACCTACATGTGGCCAATGAATCTTTTTTCCACTTGAACTTTGCAAGGGAACCGGAAAGAAGATTCACATACTTCTTGTCAATATATATGCTCATCAGGCTTCCTCAAATGTCCAGTTCACAACTTTGTTCTTCTTCTTTCCAAATTTTGGATTAAATGTTTGTGAATCCGAACCCGAACCAAAGCCTTCTTCTTCTGTGTTATTTGCATTAGTAAGGTTGTTGTTGGTATTGTCAACATCATAAAATTTCATCTTAGACTTATTGACACCAACCAAAAACTTCCTGTTCTTTGTCAAATCATTTCCACGATTCTTTAGTTGCTTGACCATTAGCTGACCAGCTTCTGCAAGTTCTTCATTTTCAATCAATGCAACAAAGAAGTCTGCTGTCTGTGGAAGACCAAAGCTTTCAGATGTATCGGTCATCTCCATGTCACTACTCTTTGCGCCTTCACGGTTGACCTGGGTTGCTGTCCATACGGGGACATTGAACTGCTTGGCAAGTCCTCGCAATTCTTCAGCAATACCTTTAACATAAGTATAGCTATTCATTCCATTGCCCATCTTGAATCTAGCACATGAGCAAATATTCAAATAATCTACAAAAATTACATCTGGAATAAACTTCTTCTTAATCTTTAACTCTTCCATCAGATTACGAAAGTGTGTAACATTTGCTGCTGCGGTGGGGTATTCTTTTATGATAAGCTTTCCTCTGCAGGTTTTCTTTAAATTGTCAACTTTATTTTCATATTGCTGCAACGGCATCTGCTCTAGAACATGCATGTCGGTATCAAGAAGATTTGCATCAATTCTTTTTGCAATCTCTTCCTCTGCCATCTCAAGAGTAATGTAAAGTACATTCAAGTTTTGAGACATGCATGCTGCTGCATGATGGCAAAGAAAAGCACTCTTACCGACACCAGATGCTGCCATGACAACATTGAGAGTCTTTTTACGGGTTCCGCCACGGGTAATCTTATTAAACATCTCTAGATCAAAAGGAACCTTTTCCTCTACTCTATGGTAATATTCATATCGCTCGTCAACATCTTCAAGGAAATCGTGACCTACGCGAGTATCGAAAGACACAGACAACGCCTTGGACATAATCTCGGGAATTGCATTCTGCGTCTGCTCTTTGTCTTTTCCTTCAATAATACCAATAGAAGCCATGATACCATTGTAGATTGCTTTTTCTTTACAGAATTTTTCTGTATTCTCTACAAGCCATATTGTGTCTGACTTCTCACCTTCCTTGTACATTTCCTCGCTGATGGAAACACACTTTTTGAATTCAACCTCTCCCAACGACTTTTCATTTTCCAATGAAATGAGAATAGCATCCTTTGTCGGGATGTTATTGTACTTCAAGATAAACTTCGATACTATTCCAAATACTGCCCTTTCGGATTTATCGTGGAAGTATTCTTCTTGAAGGAAGGGAACAACTTTTCTTGCGTACTCTTCATTGAGTACCAAGTTCTTTAAGATTACTGTTTCCATGTTTTTATTATATGATGGTTACCTTAAAAGTCCAGCATTAGTCCTGATGAACATCATCCTCAAGATCTACAGATTCTTTCTTTTCTTCTTCGATATTTTTCTCAACAATATCAGTAAAGATTTGACCAACCACTTGAGTAAACTCTGCTGTTTCTTGGTTAAAGTTTTCTGGAGCTTGTAATGTAGTAACATTCATATTTACCGCAAGTTCTCCAGATTCAGTTTCATGTAATGAAATTTTACCGTATTTAAATACGATGCCAGAAAAATCACCATTTAAGATTTCAATTGGGCATGTATCTTTTTGATCAAAAAGATCATCTCTAAATTTATAATCAGGAACCTTGTCCATATTTAAAATCCTTTTGAACTTCTGCGTCGATTTTATTTAGAATATCCAAAGTAAAGTATTTCTCTGGATCATCATCAATGTTTTTCTCAAAAACTTTAGAACCATCTGGCAACTCTACGCGAGTGGAAACCTTCTTGAAGATATTATACTTTAAAGCAAGATCCGTCAAACCATAATATCTGCTCAGACCAGATGTATAGTTTAGACGAGTTTCAACTTGCATGTTTTCTTTAACAAAACGATTTTTATAGTTTGTGCATTTGATAAAATTTCCAACTACTCCGTCTTCTGTTTTATCCTTGCTCTTTGAAAGAGTAAGGATGTTACTGGCTGCATACTTGAGTCCAATGCCACCACCAAGTTCCTTTGTTGGAACATATGCACCAATAACTTGGTAAGTATGATTGGTGAGAAGCATGGGAATCTTGGCCTTGCCAAGCTTCAAAGTAAGAACACGGAATGTTGCTTTGGTCTGCTGAGCCTTTGTCATGTCACGAACATCTTTACCTTCAGCGGAGTCAGTCATCTCCTTGCGGGTAGACAACATCCCAAGGGAGTCAAGAACCATAAAAACTGGCTTTCGGTCTTCTTCGGGCTGCTCAAGAATGTCATTAACAATCTTCAGTGCCTGTGTCTTGAACTCTTCGATTGTTGCAACGGGAATGACTGCTACACGCTCAGGATCAACTCCCCGTGCAGTAAACATATCAGATGTTACTGCTTGCTCGGTATCAAAATAAATCACAACACCGTCTTTGTGATCCTTTAGAAACTGGCCTGCGATGCCAATGGCATAGAAGGTCTTTCCCGTTGCTGGATCTCCTGCCAAGCAGGAGATCTTGTTGTTTGGTAATCCCCCAAAGATAGATCCAGACAATAGTGCATTCAATGCATACGAACCCGTGTCAATGAAGCCAGATACATCTGCACCATCAATGCCTTCAGAAACTAGGGTTGCGTCTGGATTATCAATTTTGCTTATTAAGTTTTTTAGATACTTTGACATTATTTTTTTTCTTTCTGGTCGTAATTATAACAGCTGCGTAGTCACTGTCAACTACGCTGTCGTCAATTTTAAGAGAATCGATTATTACCTCATCATCAACGTCAAGAAGTCTATCACCAACCATAAGGCATGGACCACCTTCAAAATCAAAAAGACCGTCGCCATGGCGAGTATACAAACTCCGACCTTCGATTTTGTAAGATCCGTCTTTAAGTAATGTGAGAATTCGTTCATCACCATATCTAGATTTAAACCTCTTTACCATTTCTTAACATTCCTGGTTTATACCGTTGAGCATTTTTATTTCTTCTTTGAGATCTTTTATCTCAATTTTAAGGTCTTCAATTATATTTTGAAGAGCAGAAATTTGTTTTTCTTGATCAATTTCTCTGAGAGTTTTTTCACGAGAATTAAATTTATTCAACCATTCAACATCTTGGTCGTTCAATATCAATGGATTTGTTTTCTGTGATTTTTTATATGGAACTTTTGTTGTATAATGATTATATGGTGTGGAGGGCGCATTTTGGTTGTAAGCTGTAGTTCCTGTTTTTGCAGCATCGGTCCAATAATTCATAGTTCCCATAACATCAATTATTTTTTTTAGAAAAACGTCTTCCTGAAAAGAATTTCCATTAAACACCACACCCAAGTCTTCCAACAATTCTTTAGTAACAGTAACCGTTGGAAGATTTATTGCACTGTTGCTCACAGTATCAATAACCTCTGCGCGTATATGGAACAGTTTACTAACTAAATCTTGTCTGAGAATTATATGTTGAAATTCATAAGATTCAGAATCTATGTTCTGGAGCTTATTTCCAGGTGAACCCTTCACCCATTCAAAATCAATATAACCTCTGTCGTAAGCAGTTTTTACTAGCATGTGTTTATTATACCTCACACAAAAAAGGATTCAAGAGTTAATTTATCAGTTATAGACCAACCGATTGCCTGCAATACATTATCTAGAGGTTCATCAAATGTTTTCTCAAATTGTTTTTTCCTGTCTATGTATTTTTCAAGATTAAAACTTTCAGGTGGCTTACCAATAAAACCAATAACAGCATCTTTTCCACCCATTCCGTATGGATTTGGAACTTTTAAAAAGACAAATTTCATTTTGTCATTTTCTTTAATTGGTGGGATGTCTTTAGACAGATTTAGTTTTTCGATATGGGCATTATGCAACAGTGCAGCCTTTGTTGCAATCGGAGTTCCTGTTTTATAAATTTTAGCATTATCCTTGTACTTAGCAATACCCTTGACACCCCGGGGAGATGCGATATCTTCTATAGGCAATTTCATAAATTCATCATAGAATTCATTCACATATTCTCGCAACTCCTCCGGGGTTTTGGTCAGGATAATCTTGATACAATCTTTTAGCTTGTTTCTCACAACAGTAGGTGTACTGCTTCTTGCCGTCTCAAGACCCATGATCTTGAGTTTGGGATCAGCAAACCGAACACCTTCAAGGTCTTGAACTAACAGTGCATATCTTTTCTTTGCAACAAAGATTCCAGCAGAAGCAATGGCCTCGCGCTTAAACACGATCTTATTTTCTTTGCAATTCAACCCAGCAGAAAGCAGATCCATCTCTTTCTTGAATTCTGGTTGTATTTTTGTTTCGCATACCTGACCAATAAATGCCGTGACATCATCGATCTTTGTTTTACTGGATATCTTTTGAACAATAGCATCTAGATTCAAGTAAACCGAGTCAGTATCAACAGCAATGACATAATCTTTAGTGTCCTTTGTAAGACTTTGAATATAGTCATTCATTGCCTTTTCTGCTTTGCGAATGATTACTTGTCCTGTGACCGTGACTGCAGTGGCCAACTCAGGAGATGAATAAACAAAAGCGGGATTGCCAAGACAACCGTAAAGACTGTTGGCAAGAATCTTTTTAACAGATTGTTTAATCTTGAGGGCCGCAATTCTGGGTAGCAACTCTTTGTTCTTTGTGCTTTCATATTCCTTTTCCAATTCAATCATCCGTGACTTTGCTTCTTTTCTTTGATTGAAAGTACGCTCAATCAAGATTGGAATGAAGCCTTGAAAACTTTGAGTAAACATAGAACCATTACATGCAAGGCAGGAATTTATAGATGCTGCCTCTTTAACCATATCGGGTATATCATTCCTTTTGCTTGAAATAAAATCATCAGCATTCAATGACGCATCTTTTTTGGTGCAAGTATCTGGGGAGATGTTCCATTGCATGATAATAGATGGATACAGACTGGTTGCATCGAAGCTTACTACATTCTTGTAGAAACCAGGTGTAACATCTTTTACATAAGCACCGACAAACTGTTCATCTTTTGCATAACTGTGTTTTAGTGGTGGAACTACTTGCTTTTGTGCAAGATAATCACAGCAGATGGTTTCCCAAATGCGGGTAGCAAAAAATACCGTATCATAAGTTATCTTTGCTTCATAGGCAATAGATACGGCCAAATCAATTAGTTTTAGTTTACCGTCAAGTCGCTCAACCAGCACAGCGTCTTGGACGTTATATTCTGCAAACTTTTGAAAGTTCTTCTTGTAAAACTCACGGAGTGAGCCATACTCGCTATAATCCAATTTTTGAGCATCTAGTTCCACCTTTGCTATGTTCTGCAGAGCATAGCTTTCCTGACTAGTACCCGAAAACTTTTTGTACAAATCCATGTAATCTAAAATAGTGTATCCGGGAAACTCATAAATTTTATGGTTTCTTCCACCAATATCTGTTTCCCGACACTTCATCAAATTAAAAGGCAACCAACTTTGTATTTCCTTCTCATCAAAGTAAAGCAAAGCCCTGCCAATTATATAGGGAATATCGAATAGCTTTACATTCCATCCAGTTATGATGTCTACATCTTCTTTTGCAAGTATCTCAAAGGTTTTCTTTAGAAGTTCCTTTTCGTTTCCAACCATATAAACTTTGCAGTCTGGCAAAGTAATTGGAGTAAATGTAATAACATGAGTAACACCAGAAATTCTGATGCTCATCAAGTTTACTCTTTCATTTGGTCGTTCAAGGTCCGGGAAACCGTCCTCGGACTCACACTCCAAGTCCAAATAAGCTATCTTGATTTTGGAAAGATCGTATTCCACCTCAGTCGGATAAGTCTCCATGAGGTATTGAGTAATGAAATCAGTGTTGCCATAAATTGGGCAATCCTCTAGTTCTCTATACTGATCCAGGAATTCTCTGCAGTCATACAGAGTATCAAAAGTCATTTTTTTGACTTTAAACCCCTTGAGGGTTTTATACTTGCTATCTTTGTCTGTGCGGATAAAGAGAGAAGGTTTAAACGAAACTGACTCCGTAAACCTCTCTCCATTTTTGTATCCACGAACAAGTACTTTATTGCCCTTTAGGGCACATGCCGTATAGAATTTCATCCAATATTCTTTTGCTCTTTGTCCTTCAGCAATCCAGCAAGCAGAACGCTATAGTTAATCATATCTATGATAGCATCATAGACGCTTTCATTAGTAATAGACAGATCGCCTTTATTGAGGAAAGTAGAAATTCTAGACATTTTATCTGTCATTCGAATTAATACCCCAAGTTCAGCCGTGGCAAAGCCAAGATATTCAGCCCTGCGAAAGTTCATAAAAGGATCTGCCCCAGAAGCATAGTCGTTATTCTTCTTTTTCATAAGTTCTAAGGCTTCTTTGCAGATATCGTCGTGTAATTTAAATAGTTCTTCTCGTGTAGTCATGGTAGACCAATATACACCATTTATAGGACCCGTCAAGTCTAAATATTAGACACGGAGAATTTTTAAAATATGTTGGCAGTCATCCCAGATTTTTCTAAACTAATTGAGGTAATTTCCATAGCAGTTTTTGGAATTCTGGGAGTTGGGTGGGGATTGGTAAAATTTATTCAATCTAGATCCAAATCTGATAATTTTATTGCAATACATACAGAAATCCATGAATTATTAACAGAACTCAGAGTTAATAGTAAGGCAATGCGTGTTAGTGTCTTGCAATTTCATAATGGTGAATATTTTATGGATGGAATTTCCATGAGAAAGTTTTCAATAACACATGAATCTTCTCATAAAGGCTACATTTCACAATCATTAAAATTTAAAAATGTTTTATGTTCTCTTTTTATTCCTTTATTGAATAAAATATTAGAAAATAAAGGAATTGTTCACCACGTCGATGCTATGTCGTCGTCCTATGCTAAACATTTCTTTGAAGATGAAAATATTTCTCACTATGCCTGTCTTCCAATAAGAAATAAAAATATAAACATTGGATTTATTTTATTACAATGGCATTTTGATTTCCCACCGGATATGGAGAATCAACAGTCCATGGTTGATTACTTTGAAAGCATCCGTGATTCGGTAGAAATACAACTTTCATATCAAAAGAACTGAGGTAAACATGAGCATAGAACTTTTATCTTTGATTGGTGGTGGATTTACTGGATTTCTTTTTAAATATTGGGCTCAAAGAGCACAAGACCAAAAAGAAATATTTGAACGCCTAATTAAAGCAAACCAACAAACAACAGATAATCAAGATAAAGCAGCCCAAAGAGTTCCACTTGATGTTGGCAAAAATGTAAGAAGACTAATTGTTCTTACTTGCTTGTTTGCAGTAGTTGCTGCTCCCTTTGTACTTCCGTTTTTTGGAATTCCGACATTTGCCGAGTTTGATCAAAAACAACCTGAAAGTATTTTTGGAATGATTCCAGAAACAACTAGAAGATATTTTGTAGAAATTCCAGGTTATTTCTTGGCACAAGAAAATAGACAAGTTTTGTTGGCTGTTGTTGGATTTTATTTTGGTACATCTGTATCTGGAGATAAATCATGAAATACTTAATTACTTTGTTTTTATTTTTATCTTCTTGCACAAGTCCAGAATTTGTCTATATGAAAGATAAAACTGGAAATCCAATACATACAACAACACCAAATCCATTTTTTAGCTCACCAAACCAAGCTTCTGAGTGGAGTTTTTGGTATGTAATAATACTAGCAATCGTAGCTTGGGCTGTTTGGAAAGAGTTTAAATCTGTAAAATGGCCAAAATCTAAAAAAGAAGATAAATAAAAACATGGAAAAGTTACAGCTTTCATTATCTTTATCATCCAAAGTTTCTGGATTACCAGATGAATTACCAACAAGCATAAATCCAACTTCTGGTTGGGGCAATCTTGAATCTGGACTAGTTGATACTAGTTTTACATATTGGGCATCTTCTACAGGCGCACAAACAGCAGCATCTAATGGTCAAGATGTAATTATAACTTGTTCTTCACCTATTTCTGTAACTATAACAGTATCTTCAACGTCTGGAACACCTCTATCGGGTTTAAAATATATAAAAACAACTGGAGGAGTTGCAAGTAATATTATAAACTATACTGGTGCAATTAGTATTTCTAGCGGAGATAGTTTAAAAATTGCAGCAACAACGCCTTCATTTGGACCAACTGATGGAACTGGAAATATTGTGGTTACAGATACAACAAGTAGCCAAATATTAGATTTAATTCCATATAGTTTTGTAATTGAAATTTAATTACTTTCCAGTGCTTCCAAATCCACCAATTCTATCTGATTTTTGATTGGGCTGTTTAAAAATTTCTTGGAAGTAGCACTGTTCGTACTCAACCACTTCAGCCTGAGCCACCCTGTCCCTGTCGTAAATTTTGATGGCATCGGTGGTATTGGTGTTAAGGATGATAATTTTGGTCTCCAAGGTATAGTCTTCATCGACAATACCTTCGCAATTAGCCAGCGTTAAACCGTATTTAAGCGCCATTCCCGACCGAGGGTGCAGACGGAGGGAATACTGCTCGGGCACGTTAAAAGTCAATCCAGTACGAATTAAAGCCCTTTCTCCGGGCATTAGAGCAATAAAGTTCTTTTCGTTTGCGGAATCATATTCTGGAAAAACTTCCGTAAAATTTTTGCCTTGATAAACTTTAATTTTTTCATTGCTTGGGATATATGCGCCCAAGTCAAAGCATGCTGCCATACGAGTTTGAAAATTTGGATCTACGACATCCGGTGAGTGTTTAAAGTATTGGAGGATCATGAGTACATTATACTACAAAAAATGTTAAAATCAAATATCAACTGATCCAATAAATTCTTCAACATTTGCCTTTATCCAATCATATCCAACTTTGACTGGATTGTTTGAATTGGTGTTTTTGCCATCGGTTCCACACAACACAGTCCATGTTGCTGGATCTTCAACTATATAAACTTTTCTTGATGCTGGTTGATAATTTTCTTCTCTTATCTGTTCATTTAGATAACCATCTAGTATCAAAGTTATTTTTACGCTTTCAGAATATGAATAATCGATTTTAACTGATCTAATTTTCCAGTATTCTGTGGTTACACCCGATGCGGATTGTATTGATTTTTTTAGTGCCATAATTTATCCAAAATATTTTTTATATAAATATATATGACATTTAAAATTATTTGAAAAGGGCTCCCTGCAGGAGTCTTTTTCTTTTTTTATTAACATGTGGGACCAAATAAATATCCTTTAGCAGTTGCCGTGGTAATATTAGATGCTGCAAATCCAGTAATTCCTTGCGCGTCAATAGTTACTGGGCCGTATCCAGGATCAGAAGTAATATTTCTAAGATCTGTATACATTGTATTCAGTGCAGATGTAGATAGACTGCATCCACTAATATTTAAAAAATTTCTAGCACCTATAGTTTTGTTTCCTATAATAAAACTTTCAGGAGTTCCTTTCACGCTTCCTTGCAGTCTAACTGAAGAAACTTTGTTTGTTATATAATTACCACAATAATTGTGTAGTCCTATTGTCAGTTTGGTCAAATTGGGTAAAGTGTTTCCAGAAAAAGAAGTCAATGATTGTGGGTTTACTTCTACTGGATTGTTTGTTTGTGTTGCGAGTGCTATTTGCCTTAAAGTTTGAATATTATCAACGGTAATACCTGTCAGTAAAGAGTCTTTTATGAATAATTCATATAATTGTGATCCAGAAGGAAAAGAAATTCCAGTAAATCCACAACTTGATGCTCCCAGTCTTTTTAAGTTTGCACCTATTGTTAGGGATTTTAAAGCAAAATTATGATTACAAAAAAATTGTTCTAGATTAGACAATCCAGAAACATCAATTGATGCAAAACAATTTCCAGAACATGCTATTGTTGAAATATTTTTGCAGGCATTTATATCCCCCAGACTAGTAAGTTTATTTCTATCACACTTTAAAACTTTTAATTGTTGGCATGTGGATGTGTCAATTTCTCTTGTACACATATTAAATTGATTTTGATTGGCACCAAAATTAGTTTGTTGTTTTTTTCTTTTATCACATGCAAAAAATGTTATATTGCCTTTTAAATTTCCAGATGCATCACAAGGTTCTACTATTACTTTTTTTAAATTATTATCAGTTGGTACTTTGTAAGCATTTCCTCTGATTGCTGTTCCATCTATTTTTTGAAGACCAAATCCAGTACAGTCTACTACTTGTGTAGACCCATCCCACCAAGTAACTTTAAACAAACTTGTTGATGTTGCAACACCAACTCCAAAAGGTAAAGTGAGACCAGTAGTATTTGGATTTAAAATATTTGAAGGTAAATCTGTATATAATACTATTCTTTCTTGGGGTTTAACTCCAACAGTTGGTCTCATCATGCGGTTAGATCTCCTGATAGCAACCAAATATTTGTAGAAAGTTGTATTGCAGATGCTGTGCTGTATCGTGTTCTAAGGAATCTTCCCGGTGTAAAATTAAGTGTTACACCAGAAGCTCCAGTGAATCCAACTTGTCCCACACCTAATTGTGCAAAGTAAAGCACCGTTCCTGTTGGGAATGCAACCGAAGAATTTAGAGGAATGGTCATTGTTATACCGGATGCATTGTTTAGAGTTATCAGTTTGCTAACATCGCTCAATACTGCTGTATAAGCAGTTCCTGTCTGTGCATTTATTTGCTGATACCCGATCAATGCTCCAGTAGCAGTTACGTTTCCTGTAACGTTTATGCCAGAACTAAATGTTGCACCATTTACAAATGTTTGTGTGCCAGAGAATGTTCCTCCAGCAGCAGATATTCCTGAAGTAAATCTTGTTAGAGCACTAAATGTTCCACCCGGAGCACTTATACCGCTTGTGGCATTCAACAATCCATAAATTGTTGCGGCTGTTTGTGCTGTTGCTCCGATGACTGCAGTGTTGGATCCCAACCCAACTGCCTGTGTTCCTATTACAATTTCATTTGTCTGAGCGTTTGCTGATGCTCTGGACTGATATCCTATATATATGCTACCAGTTGCGCCAAGAAGTAAAGTAGCAGCACTACCTCTATAATATCCAGCCTGACTGCCAATTGCTGTATTTTGACTTCTTCCTAAATTAATTCCACCTAAAGAACGGTAACCAATTCCAACATTATCGTTTCCAGTAGATATATTTCCTAGAGATCCAACTCCAATTGCAGAGTTATTTGAACCACTGGAATTAGCGAATAAAGTCGAACTACCGACACCTACATTATATAATCCAGAACTATTTGAATTTAATGAAGCATAACCAAGAGCAATATTATCTGTACCATCTATGTTGAGTTCTAAGGAACTGGCACCAATCGCTAAATTATAATTTCCTATAGTATTTGTTGTAAGTGTAAATGCGCCAAGAGCAACATTGTATAATTTATTTCCAGCTCCTAAGCCAACTCTCATTCCATTTACAGAAATATCGGTGGCAAATGTTGCTCCACCAGCCACCGTAATTCCAGATAGGAATCTTGCTTGAGAACTGAAAGTACCACCAGCCGCAGAGATTCCAGCATTAAATCTTACAAGTGAACTGAATGTTGCACCAGCAGCGCTGATACCACCGGGGAAGTTTGTAAGAGTATTAAAAGTGTTTGTATTTGTAAAAGTTTGAGCCGCTGAAAGTCCTGCAAGAACTGTTGTTGTTGGAGGTAATGTTACTGTATAGCCAAAGCCAGAAGGTGCTGAAAATTGTAAAATACCAGTAGAGGCTGAAACATCTTGAAAAGATGTTATTTGATTTGAAGCTGGTATTATTGTTATATAATTTCCAGTTACATCACTGTCAACTACTTCTAAACTTGGATTAATTGATTGATTAACAGTAAAATTATTATTAACATTAGTCCTAGCAACATTCGTAATAGCACCAGTTCCACCATCAATGCTCAAAACACCAGTGTTGCTAAAGGACATCGTTTGACCAGAAACACTCAGACCGATTCCGCTGCTATTCGTGATTCCTATGGCACCAGTGAGACCGCGAACACTGTTAACACCAACAATTGCTCCAGTAGATCCATTGAAACTTGTAACAACAGGGAGATCACTAAAACTTTTATTAACCCAGTCTCCAGATGACGAATCGTAAATAAGCGCTTGATTATTCGCTACGCTTGTAATGGACACATCGCTCAAGTCATCAAGAGTTGCAATCGCAACACCACCACCACCAATATTTGCAGTGCTGCGAAACAATCCTGCTTGAACTATTTCGTAGTCCCCAGTTGAGCTAAAATTTGCAATTCCGCTTTTTACAATTAAGTATGCGCAAAAGATTGCACTGTCCGCTGAGTCATCTGATTCAGAAAATTCTTCAAAAAATAATGCTGCCTTTGCTGTATCTATGCTATTATACGTAACTCTTCCATAATAAACTAGCAATACTGTTGGTTCAGTGGGATAATAAAAAACACGTTGTATTGTGTATCTGCCACCTGCAACAGAATTTAAAGTTCCAGAACCATCATCATAATTTGTTGCATCTACAGTAGAATTGATTACTGTAATCCAACTACCAGCTGTGGCCCCACGATATTGTCTGTATATTATTGGTGTTGGATTTGAATCGGTGTCATTGACAACATTTGGGCTATTTGGATTTATTGGATAATTTCTTCCCAAATCATATGCCGAACCAGATGATCTTGATAACTGAAGTGTTCCCGGATACCCAGTAATTTCATGCCCAGACAATTTTAATGGACCAAAGGCTCTGACAAAGCCATCCATTTGATTTCCTTGGCCATATGCAACGTGTGGATATGTCTTTGCAAAAGAAATATAACTTTTTGTTGGGTGTATTAGAGCACCAATTGGTATCTGGGAATCATATTGGTTTACAGTAAATGGAGTATGATTTTGCAATATATTTCCCGAACTATTCATTGAAATATATGTTATATCATATGTTGTCAACCCGCTTAATGTTAATCCACTTGCTCCACTCCAAGATACATAATTAACTGTTGGTGATGGATATGAATAAGTTGAACCGCCAGGAGTGACAATAATTCCGCTTCCTGCAGTGATGTCAAATGTGGCTGTATTTCCAGAATTTATAGAAAGCAGACCACCGTAAAGTAAACCAGTTTGCAAATTTTCTATAAATCTTTCGCCAGATACACCATCCAAAAGATCAGCATCAAGATCACTTCCAGAACCTTCAATAACATTTACAGAAAAACTTGCACCAGACAAAGATTCTTGGTATCCAACAGAAATTTGATTTCCAGCAGATATTCCTGGATGACTGTCCAATTTGTCCCATGCAACACCATTGTATATCCAACGGTTAATTCCGTATGAATACGTTTGTCCTGTTGCTGGTCCTATTGGAAAATCAATTGGCATAAATTATTACCAGAATTTTAGTGTTCTCCACATTTCAAATCCAGAGTGGCGCATGATGTAGATGTACGACAGGTCATCCGCAGTCTTTACTATTTCAAACTTGTTGCTCAAGGTTGCGGTTCCATGTGCGTATGGGGTGGAGCCTGCAATGTCAACCTTGAACTTCGCCAAGTCAAGCACATAGATGCGGTTGGTGTTATCCTTTGTGAAGTAATATGAGTCCGCACCATCGTAAACATACATGGAACCCGTTGTCAGAGTTGTTGTGATGGGTGTGATAAATGGCGTGATTTCCCATGTGGATGTGGGAATGTCAAATATGTCAAACAGGTTGGAAGCACCACCACGGGGCGACAACAGCCATCGACCTTTCTTTGCAGCATCAGACAGACCAAACAACCACTTGATGTCCGTTCCCGTGCTTCTTGCAGGGATTTCATAAATTGCATAAAAAGTATCAGTTGTGTTGGATGTAAGGGTAGGAACAGTTATTACTGTTGCGGTATTTGATGTTACTGTTACTTCAACTGTCGCTGTACCAGCAGACGAAGAAGCGGCTCCAGCAATATAACGGATTCTTTTTCCTGCCAGATAGTTTACGGGGAAATTTTTGTTTGCATCGGTAACAGTTGTAGTGCCTGCTCCAGTTGTTACTATTCCGTATGAGTCCATGATTTCATATTTGGAAGTAGCATCAGGTGTGGCAACACCCCAAGATGCAACCGTGAGTGTGGTAGCACTATTGGCGGTGATTACCGCATCATTACCCTCGCCTGTTCCTGCCACCACACGAACACGGCAGTTTAGGTACTGGTTGTTTCTCCAGTTTTTGGTGGTGTCTACAAGAGTTGTGGCTGTTCCTGAAGTTGCCCATCCGTTGGGCGAACGCTCTGCAACTTTGTCCACGGACATCGCACCAAATGGTCGTGCTTCCTGAATCACATAACGAGACTGGCCGTTCGTCATTGCCGAAATTGCAGAGGACAAAGTTAATGTTGTTGCAGTATTTGCAGTAATGCGTCTTGCTCCCAAGTTGGTTGGAGATATGCCCGCAGTCTGTACAAACACTACACGACCAACATGCTCGTTTGTTGTCCAATTTTGAGCCGCATCAACAATTAAGGATGTGGTCAAGGAGCTTGCTGCTGTTGGGCTTTGTGTTGCAGCAGCATTTGCAGCAATACTGAAAGTGGTTAGAGATGATGTGCCTATAATTTGGAAAGTGGCATTAAATGTGGTTTCGGTGGCACATCCTGCAATAATTGCATACTCTCCATGACGGAAATCGTGGTTTACTGCGGTTACCACATTTCCAACCTTTCCTACTGTTAAGGTTATGGTAAGACCAGAACCGCTGCCGCCTGTGGTGTTAGATGATCCGTTAGAGTAGCCACTGCCTGATGCTGCAAGTTGAAGTGCTGTTACTGCACCTGTTGAACTTACAGCGGTAACATAAGCCTGCCCATTTGTGCCTGTCGTAGAACAAGTAACCAAGTCACCAACCACATAGTTTGTGCCACCTGCATTTACCGCAACAGTCAAAATACCGCTTGCAGAATAGGTAATGCTTGTGATTGCGTATCCTTCGTGGGGAGGACCATATGAACCCGTATTTCCAGCAGCGGGAGTAGCGGATATTTGACGAGCAACGCCCGAATCCACTACCGGTGCGCTTGCCCACAAGTCTTTTTCCACCGAATACTGAAGCATGGCAGCGGAACCATTTCCTGCCAACCACATCTTGTCCGTATCACCGTATATGGCGTAACCCGATGTATTGTCGGGGGTGATGTCCCACTTGTGGTCAATATAGAATGTATCTGCGGTATGTGCAGCAATGCGTCTGCGTTGACCTGTGCCTGTACCTGATACGATTCGTATCTGGTGATTGGTGTATCGGTCGTATCCGTAGGTTGCTCCACTATGCACCAAACTTTTTACGGTAGCTGAAGAAGCAGTGACACCACTTACAAACACCCCGCCTGCCTCGCCTGTGCGATCTATTGCAAAATCCGTGCCCAGTGCGGCAGCAAAATGCATTGGGCCACCAGGAGTTTTGGTAAACCATGTGTCCAGCAGAATATCGTAGAACTGCCAAGACGCAAAAGGCGTTGCGGATGCTGCTGAAAGTATCCATATTCCACCTGTCATAATCTGATAAATGGAACTTGCATCGGGGGTGACATCCCAAGAGGTGTTTACAGTAAGTTCGGTAGATTCAATCACAAAATGGGTCTGTGATCCCGCAGTAGTGACAGGAGCCGCAAAAGGAGCCACCGCAGAGAAGCCCGTGTTGTTGAATGAGTCAACTGCCTGATGGTTGGTGTCGGAAAGGGTAAGCGTGGTGGTGTCGTTGTACAGAATTCTGCGAATCTGTGACTGACCAGTGTTATAGATAAGCCTAACATTGTATCCATCCCACTGATTTACTCGCCATTTCTTTGTGGAGTCACCAATTTGGGTTGCACTTGCGGTGGTTGCCAAGCCGTTGTCGTGAATAACTCCATCCGAAACAGCCGTAATGGTTCGCTCTTGTCCTGCTCCTGTGCCTGCAACTATACGAATCTTGCTGCCAATACAAATGTTACCAAGCCTGCCAAGCCCACCAACTGTAATGGTGGTGGAGGTTGCGCTGATGGTGTGTCCTCTACTGCCCGAATACGCTGCGTATTTTGCTGCGACAGCCGTGACGGGCGCGATATTTGGGGGAGCGCATTCCTGCCACGAATCGCTGTAGGTGTCGTAACGCCACATGGCTTGGGCGTTGATGTAGTACATATACCGTGCTTTTTCATCTGAAGACACCAAAACAGAAGTGCTGGCTGTTGCAACTGGCGCAAAGCGCATCCACTCAAATACTGGAAGATCAACTTGTGGTTTTAATAAATTTTGAAGTGCCATATATTAATTTCCTATTATGTAAATATTA